CCCCCGGCCTAAGTCCCCAGTAGGCCGGGGGGAATACTCATTATTTAGCCCAAGGCGGCTTGGCGCTTGTGCTGGCTGGTGCAGATGCTGGTGCAGATGCCTTCGGCATTGCAGCCTTCGGCATTGCGCCCATTGACCCGCCGATTGCCTTCCAGCCGCCGACTTCGTTGCGGTCTTGCGTGTAACCGTTAGCGATGTCCTTGGCGCTTGCCTTCTTGATCTTGACCTTGATGCAGACCTGTCCGCCGATCAGTTCGTCGGAGTCCTGCACCTTGGTCAGGCCAATAGCCCGCATCAGTTCGCCAAGCTGTTCGCGGCCAATGCGCTCGGCTTCGGGATTAGGGTTGCGAATGTTGAGGCTGGCGAAAATGACCCGCCCCTGCTGCGTCGGCCCGGTGATGTCGTAGCGAACGTCGATCTTAGTGCCGGTGCCAGCTTTGGTATTGCCAACCTCGGCCTTGCTGATCGTCGCGTCATACCAGCCCTCGGGTAGCAGATCGTAGCTGCGGTCAGACTGGGGAAGATCGTCGGCAACGAAAGTTTCTTCGAGAAAAGCCATGTCAATTAATCCTTGTTGGTAATGGTGAAAGAAGGACGGCCCGGTGTGGCCGTGATTGCATCAAGCAGTGGGGAAGTGATTTCCGGCTTGGCTGCTTTCCAAGCGGCGGCATTGATTTCCGGCTTCCACCGGAACAGGCTTGCGAGATGCTCGGTCAAGCCATTCTCAGCCGCCAACTCTTGCAGCTTGTCAGCGTTGATCTTGCGGTTGATGCGGCCTTCGATCTTGACCTTGTAAGTGTCCGCATCAACGTTGACGGTGCCGTCAAGATTCTCGGCAATGCCAAGGCTCTTGACCATAGCGTCCTCCAGATCGCGCCGGGTCTTAATTGCGGCGGTCTCGATGGCCTTGGCGTTGAGCCATTGCTGATAGATTGAGACGGTCACGCTGCACCGCCAATCTTTGCAATCTCAGCCAATTCGTCAGCAAGAGTGGCAAGCGAAGAACGAGTTTCGTGTACCCACTTGTTAAACTCATCGTTCTCGCTTCCAACGGAATATAACGGCACAAACTTTTCCCCGTCAGGAGTATACGGCTTTGGTGTCCACTTATCGCTCATGCTACACCGCCAATCTTTGCGATGATCGCACCGAGATCGGGCGCTTCCCAAGTCTCCAGTTTGCCTGATCGATCTTTGGCGAGCCATGCGCCGTCGCCGTCACACATCAGGGCGCGCTGCGTTGCGCCGTCTGCGTCACGCTCGACACGCAGCGCCAGCACCTCATCAAAGAAATAGGGCAGACCCTGCGTCAGTGACTTGCCGGGCATACCGGGATTGTAAAGGAGTTTGCCCATCTCATCCTGAGACTTTTCCAGCTTGGCGCTCATGTAGACGTGCTTGCCGGGAAGGTCGCGGAAGGCTCGAATCAACTCCTGCATGGTCGTGTTGAGTTCGCCATATGCAGCGCGACCATCCTTGTTCTTGCGCAGTTCGTGCTGGAGGACAACTTCAGCCACTTCGCTGATGCTGTCTAGCGCCACGCTTTCGAAGCCAACCGCTTCGGTCGATGACTTGCACCATGCGAACGCCTCCATGAGATCGTCCATGTCGGCAATTTCGATGTAGGGAAGGTTGGCGTCTTGGATCGACAGCAGCCCACCCTCTGCCGACAGCACCACCGGGTTTGGCAGTGTGCGGATCAGGCTCGTCTTGCCAGCGCCAGCCTGCCCGTAGCAAAGCAGCTTGACGCCGTTAGCGGATAACCCGCCCGTCTTTTTCAGATTGATTGCCATTGAAGGCCCTCTCGCTTTAGCACCAGTCGGACAATCCAGTCGGTGCGTGAAAATGTCTTTACAGCCGCATTGTGTGCTTGTAAAGCGTCAAATGTTCAAAAAACGAAGGGACACACAAAATGCTCAACCTAGACCAAATCCGAACCGCACTAAGTGATCGCAACGTCGAAAAGGTATCGGCGCGCACCGGCATCCATCGCAACACCATCGCTGCAATTCGCAACGGCGTGAATGCCAACCCAACTTACGCGACCATGAAGCTGCTTTCTGACTATCTCGCTGGGCCAGCCGTTGATGCGCACTGAGACAATCGGCGCGGCTACGCTCTATCTTGGCGACTGCCGCGATGTGCTGCCGACGCTGGGGCCTGTTGATGCGGTGGTTACTGATCCGCCTTATGGGCTGGGTAAAATACTTGCCGGGGCAAAGTCAGACAGGTCCCGATGGGACAAGCATTTCGGCAACGGTGCGCCAACTTGGGATCAAGAAACTGTTCCCGATTTGCCGAATTTGCTGATGCCATTGGCCAAGCATTTTATTGTTTGGGGCGGTCAATTTTATGGTTTTGAATCTGACAGGTGCTGGCTGATCTGGAACAAGATTATTCGTAATTGGTCATCAAGCGAAGCCGAATTGGCATGGACTAACCTCGACAAGCCGAACCGTGCTTTCGATTACTCGCATGGCCAGCTTGCGACCGAGGGCAAGCATTTCCATCCAACACAGAAACCGCTCCCGCTGATGAAATGGTGCATCGGCCATTTGCCGCCAACCGCAGAAACCATCCTAGACCCCTTCATGGGTTCCGGCACCACAGGCGTTGCAGCCGTCCAGATGGGCCGTCGCTTTATCGGTGTCGAACGGGACGAAGGTTATTTCGATATTGCCTGTCGGCGCATAGAACAGGCACAAAGGCAGGGCGATATGTTTATTTCAGGAGCGGAATCTAATGGCTGATCTAACGAATGTGCTAGGTGGCCCATGGTCTCCGCCGAAAGTGGCACAGCCTGACCCGCCAGCCGCGCAGTTGCTTGACGCCATGCAACGGGCAGGGCTGACCCCGCCGCGTGAGATCGTGCTGGACGGCAAGATGCATCGCTTTAACTCCGGCACCAAAGGCTCGCCGGGTGCTGGTGACAAATCCGGCTGGTACGTTGCTTACTCGGACGGCATCCCCGCCGGGCGCTTCGGCTGCTGGCGCGCTGGCATGGAATCAACGTGGCGCGCTGATGTTGGTCGGTCTTTGACCCCAGCCGAAGAGATGGCACACGCTCGCCGGATGAACGAGGCTAAGGCCGCGCGCGATGCCGAGACAGCCCGCACCCGTGAGACTGCCGCCAATACGGTCGAAGCTATCTGGACAAATTGCATGGGTGCAGACCCCGCGCACCCATATCTGGCGCGCAAAGGCATAGGCATTAACGGATCGCGCGTCACTGGCGATGGTCGGCTGGTGGTGCCGCTCTATACGCCGGAGGGTAAACTCGCCTCGCTCCAATATATCGATATAGACGGCGGCAAACTTTATCATTCTGGTGGGCAGACGGGCGGCTGCTACTGGACTGTCGGGACGATGGACGAGCCGGGGCCGATCTACATCGCCGAGGGCTTTGCCACAGCCGCGACCATCTACGAAGTTACCGGGCGACCGTGCGTCGTGGCTTACTCAGCCTCTAATCTCGTCCCAGTAACTGGAACCATCCGCGAACTGGTTGGTATTGGTGGCAGTATCACCATCGTGGCTGACAACGATTCGTCAGGCACCGGGCAGAAATATGCCGATCAGGCCAGCGCCAAACATGGCGCACGGGTTGTGATGCCGCCAACACCCGGCGATGCGAACGACTATTTGGCGGGCGGCTATGATCTCAAGGTATTGTTGATGCCTTTGCCCGCGACCGATTGGCTGACCCCAGCCGACGACTTCTGCCTCGAGCCTGCGCCGATCCGGTGGCTGGTCAAACATTGGTTGCAAGAGGCCGCGCTGATTATGGTGCATGGCCCATCTGGCGGCGGCAAGACCTTTGCCGTGCTGGACTGGAGCCTTCACATCGCGTCTGGCATGACTGAATGGCACGGTCACCGCGTTAAGCCCGGCCCGGTGGTCTATCTGGCCGGCGAGGGTCACCACGGGTTGCGCAGCCGCGTTGCAGCTTGGAAGCAACATCATGGCGCTGGTCGGCTGGATATGTGGATCTCAAAGACCGGCACCGACCTGAACACGCCAGAGGGTTATCAGCGGGTGGTCGATGCCATTCGTGCGCTACCGCATCCGCCTAGCCTCATTAATGTCGATACGTTGCATCGGTTCCTGTCGGGCGATGAAAATAGCTCCGTCGATGCCAAGACCATGATCGATGCCTGTGCCAGCCTGATGCGGGAGTTTAGTTGTTCCGTGCTGCTGGTGCATCACACTGGCGTGTCAGACGAGGCCCAGCACAGGGCGCGCGGATCGAGTGCATGGAAAGGCGCGCTGGAAATTGAGATCAGCGTGATACCGGCAAAGGGTGACGCACCAATTCAGATCGTGCAGCGGAAATCCAAGGATGCCGAGGAAGCTGCGCCGATCTACGCGCGGTTGCAGGCGGTCGCGATTCACGGTTGGCTTGATGAGGACGGCGAGGCTGTCACTAGCGCCGTGCTGGTGGCCGAGGAAGCGCCGCCAGAGCGCAAGAAGGCAGGGCCAGAGGATAAGGCTTTCGCGGACTTCACTGCGGCTTGGTGGTTTAGTGGTGCGGAGAATCCGGGCGGCTTTCCATACCTCAGTCGTAGCGCATGGATGGCGCATCTCGCCAAGGTTTACCCGGACAAGGCCGAGCGGACATTGCGCAACAAGATCGATCCCAGCCGATCAGAAAGCCTGACGGCTATGCTGATTCAAGCCGGGATTATAGACCGCAGCGGCGACGGTTATCAGGTGATTTCAGACGATCACGCCAGCCAATTGAACATGGCAAAGTCGGCCCCTATTCGCCCCTAAATGGCCCCTAGGGGCGAGAGGGGCCAAGGGGGCCAAAAGTCGCTGTTTCGGCCCCTTTCGGCCCCTATATTCCTTAAGGAATAGGGGCCATAGGGGCCAAGCGATGCTGCGCGAGGATTGAGGAAGAGACGAGCATGGAAATCGATCAGATTTTAGAAGAGCGCGGGACGCGATATGGCGAGTTCACTGGCGTGTCTTTGGTCGCTCAGAACATCAAGGCTGCGATGCGTCACAGCGCTAACTGGTCGAAGCTACCGGCTGACGCGCGGGAGTCGCTGGAGATGGTGGCGAACAAGTTGGGGCGCATCCTGAACGGGGATTGCCTTTATGTGGATTCGTGGCGGGATGCCGAGGGGTATCTGAAGCTGGTGGCGGATCGGCTGGAGGGGGTGGAGAAATAATTTTGCGGGGCATGAAAATAGTTGTTGACGCTTAGGGCAATTGGCCCCATAAGGGTGACACCAACCACGGGGCGCTGCCCCACCAGATAGGGAACTACCAGATGACT